AAATAAAAAATTAGGTGATGAAGAAATTTACTATGATTATAATTATACTCAATATGATTATCATCAACATATTCAATGGATTCAAGATTATATAAGAGATCATTACAAAGGAGAGCACCACAAAACTCCAGTTTTAGTAAATCAAGGAGCTATTATTCAACAAAAAAATGAAAGCATAGGAAATCACCATCATATAGATGATTGGGATTATAATGAATCTCCCGACATATCTGCCCTTATATGTTTAGAACCTAGAAAAGAAGCTTCTAATGTTATTTTTGAATATGAGGCAGGCCGTAGTAAAAAAAGAAGATGGACTATTCCTTTACAAAAAAACAAAATTATTCTTTTTTCTTCAGATTTAAATCATCGTATAACTCAAAATATCAATACAGACCCTATTATTACTCTTTCTTTTCAATTCCAATTAATTTAAAATAGTGTAGAAAGGAGAAAGAAAATAGAATGCAATTAGAATATTATTATTGGTGCTTTAAAAATGCCATCCCTTCGAGAATATGTGATGATATTATTTCTTATGGAAACAAATTAAAACAACAAACAGGTGTTACATGGGGTTATGATGTAAATAACATGACACCAAATCAACAAAAAGAATTAGAGAGAAAACGTAGTTCTAATGTTGTATGGATGGATCCTATATGGATTTATCGTGAACTACATCCTTTGGTTCGTGAAGCAAATAGAAATGCGGGTTGGAACTATCATTGGGATTGGTCAGAGCCATGTCAATTTACAAAATATGATGGTAGTAAAAAACAACATTATGATTGGCATACTGATGGTGGAACAAGAACAAATGAAAATGGAAAAATAAGAAAATTATCCATGACGGTTGCCTTAGTGGATGGTAGTGAATACGAGGGTGGAGATTTTGAAATTAATTTAAATACCCCTGAAAAAGAAGAAATACATGTAATACAACAAGCAAAAATAAAAGGCACAGTTACAGTTTTTCCTTCTTTTGTGTGGCATAGAGTAAAACCTGTTACATCAGGTACCAGGTATTCATTAGTTAATTGGCACCAAGGAAGACCATTTGTATGATGCAATTTCATGAATATTTTAAAACTCCAGTTTACTTAGAAAATCTTTCACACTGGACAGATGATATAAATAAAAAATGTGACAAACATTTAGATGCAGTTAAAGAATCAAAAGAATACAAAGATAGAGTTAAGAAAAAAGGTTCGGATTTTGGTGAGGTAGCTCACTCTTATCCCATAGCTAGTGATCCAGAATTAAAAATTTATATTGATCATATAGGTCAACGTTCATGGGAATTTTTAGACGGTATGGGTTTTGATTTATCAAATCATACGTGTGTATTTACAGAATGTTGGGTACAAGAATTTCCTAAAGATGGAGGTGGTCATCACAATTCACATGTTCATCCTAATAATCATGTATCAGGATTTTTATATTTAAAAAGAGATAAAGATGGACCAGTGCCCGTGATACACGACCCACGGCCCGCTGCTTTGTTATCAGCTTTACCAGAAAAAGATATATCACAAATTACTTATGCTTCGCAGATGGCACATTGGAAACCTGATCCAGGAACATTAATTATCATGCCTGCATATATTACCCATCAATATTCTGTAGGTGGACCTAATCAAGCATTTCGTTTTATACATTTTAATATACAGGCTATACACAATAATTTTATGAAAACAGAGGAGAAAAAATGAGTTTTGAAAAAGATAAATATGAAGTAGTTAAAAGAGCCATACCCAAAGATGTAGCTAGTTTTTGTTATGCTTACTTTTTAAATAAAAGACAAGTAGCAAAACATTTACAAGATACACAATATATATCTCCTTTTGATGATAGCTGGGGAACGTGGAAAGATGAGCAAATACCTGACACCTATTCTCATTATGCAGATCTTGTAATGGAAACATTAATGGTAAGAGTAAGACCAAAAATGATGGCTGTTACAAAAATGAATTTAGTTCCTACTTATACATATGCTCGTATTTATAAATATGGTGATATATTACACCGACATAAAGATAGACCATCTTGTGAAATATCATGTACCTTAAATCTTGGGGGTGATGAGTGGCCTATATATTTAGATCCCACCGAAGGATTGGGCAATAAAGGTAAAAAAGTTATTTTAAAACCAGGAGATATGTTGGTTTATAGTGGATGTGATCTTGAGCATTGGAGAGATGCTTTTGAAGGTCAAGACTGTGGTCAAGTATTTTTACATTATAATAATAAACAAGGTCAATTTGAAGAAAGTAACGCTTTTGATGGTAGACCTATGTTAGGATTACCTGCATATTATAAAAAAGCACGGTAGACTAAATCACTTTTTATAGTTAAAATAGAGTCTTATGACTCTAGGAATTTTAGCCTTTGCAGAAGGACCGATATCATCATTAGGTAAACAAGACGCTATTGCGGTTGTTACAGGTCAAGCTTTAACAGTAAGTTTAGGAGCAGAGACTGCTGGTGCAGGAACTACTGTTGTTGAAACAGGGCAAGATTTAACTGTTACTTTAGGTAATGAAACTGTTGTAACAACTTCTGTTGCTGCAGTAACAGGAGAGGAAATAACATCAGCATTAGGAACAGCAACAGCAGTTGCGGTGGCAAATCCTACGGTTACTGTAAGTGGTTTTGAATTAAATCCAGTTATAGGAACATTTGCTGTAACAGCAGGTGGACAAGTATCAATTGATGCTTCGGCTGAACCTGCTTTAGATTTATTCTTAGGTGATGAAACAGTAACAGCGACGGCTAATACAGGAGCATTGACAGGTCAATCAATGACCACGGCTACCGGAACAGTTAGCGTTGAAGCTCTTACAACTCCTGTTGTAACAGGACAAGCTTTAACATCTGCTTTAGGAACGGTAAGTGTAGTTACCGCAACCGTAGCAGCGGTGACTGGACAATCAATGACAGCATCGCTTGGTGCATCTGTAATATCAGCAGATGCTGCAATTTTACCGACAGGTCAAGCAGTTAACACGGCTCTCGGCACAGTTACAGTTATTCCTTCTGTTAATGTAGAAGTAACAGGTCAGAGCATGACTTTAACGTTAGGAGATTCAGGTGTATATGCATGGCAGGTTGTCGATGACTCAGCCACAAATACTTGGACAATCGTTGATGATTCTGCTACAAATACATGGCGAGATGCAGCGTAGGTAAATTATGTCAACATATTCAAATAGACTACAAATTGAGTTAATTGGGATAGGAGATCAAGCAAATGCTTGGGGTACTACTACAAATAACAATTTTTCACAATCCTTAGAACAGTCAATTGCTGGTGTATATACAAAGAATATATCATCTGGAACTACGACAGTTTTAACAGCTACTGATGGTCCACAAACTCAAGCTGATAATGAAAATAGACAAGCTGCTATAATATTTACCAATGCGGCAGCCAATCATATTGTACAATTCACAGCAAAAGAAAAATTATATTTTTTACGAAATGCGGCTACAACCTACACGGTTACAGCTAGACTAGGTGCTTCAGGTAATACTTATGTTATTAATCCTGAAACAAGTGTTTTTTTAGCTACTGATGGTACTAATTGGTATGAACTCCAAACATCTGGTGGTACATGGGTTACTAAAACAACTACATATACAGCTTTAAGTGGAGATAAAATCTTTGCTAATACAACTGGTGGAGCATTTACAATTACTTTACCAGCAGCTCCTGCTACAGGAGATGAGGTGAGAATTGTAGATTTAGCGAGTACATTTGATACAAACAATTTAACAATCGGAAGAAACAGTTTAAAGATTAATGGAGCTACAGCAGATTTAACTGTAGCAACCGAAGATGCAGCTTTTAGTTTAGTATACTCAGGAGCAACTTACGGTTGGAAACTAACGGAGAAATAATATGGCAACTTATGAATCTATCAAATATAAATTTTCAGGAACTGCTGTAACAGGTGTTTTGCAAGAAGCAGATAACCTTAGTGATGTTGCTGCTGCAAGCACTTCTAGAACAAATCTAGGTGTTGCAATAGGTAGTGACGTACAAGCTTTTATTTCTGCTACCGCAGGAACAAATGCTAATGGCGCAAGAACAGTAAGTACATCCTCACCAAGTGGTGGATCTGATGGAGATATTTGGTACAAATATACATAATGCATTATGCCGATTTATGTTAAAGATGGCGGTACTTGGCGGGAGATAAGCTCTGACGCTGGAACTCAACTTTACGTTCGAGACAGTACATCCTTTACTAACAAAACAATAACTAATGCTTATGTAAAAGATGGTGGTTCATGGCGAACTACTTTTACTTTATTTGATACTACAGGTTATCAAACTACAACTGGTTCTGTAGCTGTTCCAGCAAATGCCAATGCTATTCATGTACAGTACGCTGTTGGAGGTGGATCTGGTGGTGTTAAAGGTGCTGAATATGATAAAGCTGGCGGAGAGTCAGCAGGAGCAGGTGGAGCTTCTGGTGGTTACATATCTGATAAAGTCTTTACTGTTACAGGAGGTGAAACTCTTACAATAACTGCTGGTACAGCAGGCGCTGCTTCAACGGGTTCGGCTTATAATACAACTGCTGGTAGTGGATCAGCAACTTCTATTACAGGTTCAAGTTCGGGTTCTCTTTTTTCTTTGGCTGGTGGTACCGGTGGATCGGGAACCGGAGGAGGAGTTCAAGGACCTCTTCGTTCAAATAATGCAAGTGTTGGAGGAGCAGCAACAATTTCAGGAACAGTTTTAACTACAGGCACTACTGTTGATGGTCTTAACATAACCACATTTACTTCTGGACCTGTTGGAACTTTTAATTCTAATGGATCAGGAACTGCAGGAACAAATCCCGATAACTGTAGTGGAGATAACTGTCAAATCGCTGGTGGTACAGGTGGATCTTCTTATGCTGGTCCAGGTGCTGTATCAGGTGGAACAGGTGCCCCTGCTGGTGGATCTGGTTCTGCTGGGACAAGAGGATCTGGTGGAGGCGGAGGTGGTGCACAACCACAAAGTAATGGTTCGGATGGTGGTGCTGGTGAACTTAATTATAGATTTATGAGGATTGCGTAATGCCACTTACTAAAATAGCATTCGCCCCTGGTATTGATAAACAAGATACAGAATACGGTGCAGCTGGTCGTTGGACGGATTCTGATTTTGTACGCTTTCGTTACGGTCTTCCAGAAAAAATTGGTGGATGGGTAAAATTAATTAATAATACTTTAGTAGGCGTAGCAAGAGATATGCACGCATGGACAGATTTAGATGGTGTTAGGTACACGGCTATCGGCACAGATAGAAAATTATATATTTATTCAGAAGGTGTAGCTTACGATATAACACCTATAAGAGCAACAGGCTCTATTACAGGTTTTGAAACATTTTCTAGTACAAGTGTTACAGTAACTGATCCAAGTCATAACGCAGAGGTAGGTGATTTTGTTACAATATCTTCTACTTCAGGAGCAGTAAATGGAATACCTGCAGCTACTATGGATGCAGAATATGAAATATTAACAGTTCCTTCTGCTAATACTTACACAATTACTACAGCAACCGCTGCTACAAGCACAGGAACATCAAGTGAAACAGCCACAGCTACTTATCAACTTTCTGTTGGTACAGCCGTATCACAGTATGGTTATGGATGGGGTACATATCAGTGGGGTAAAGAAGCATGGGGCACGGCTCGTTCTACATCTAATGTTACTATTGATGGACGTAATTGGTCTTTTGATAATTTTGGTGAGGATTTATTAGCAACAGTAAATAATGGAAATACTTTTAGGTGGGATACATCTACGGGAACAGGAACAAGAGCAGCGGTTATTTCTAATGCTCCAACAGTATCTAGTTTTAATCTTGTATCAATGCCTGACAGACATGTATTTTTATTTGGAACAGAAACTACAATTGGTTCAAGCACTACACAAGATGATTTATTTTTACGTTTTGCTTCTCAAGAGGATTACAATACCTGGGTACCAACAGCCACAAACACAGCAGGTTCATTTAGAATACAAGATGGATCAAAGATTGTAACAGCTGTTAGATCTCGTAATGCTGTTCTCGTTTGGACAGATACATCATTAAATGCATTACAATTTGTTGGTGCACCTTTTACTTTTAACTTAACACAAATTGGTGCAAACTGTGGAGCAGTATCTTTACACTCAGCAGTAGATGTAAACGGTACAGCTTTTTGGATGTCGCAAAATTCTTTT